CGATCATATGCTTGGCGTCCTGGAAAGGCCAGGTCCCAACGTTGCGGAAGCCGAAGTTCTCCAGCACCCGGATCTGCCGGGGCGTGGAGAGCCCCTCTGCCTTGCGCTTTGAGAGCCGATCCAGGAGCACCGACGCCTTTCCCGCGCTATCGATCTCGTCCGGGAAGATGCCGAATTTCTCCAGGTCCGAGCGCTGTTTCTCCGTAGGCGGGCCCATCTCCCAGCCAAAGGCGGGGACGTACCCGGAGAGGTCCGCCGCTGCGATGGACATCTCGAATTGCAGGGGGTCCACCAGCTTCCGCTTCCTGGAGCGCATCTCGGAGAGCTGCTTGGCGAGGGCCTCCTCCCGCTGGGCTACCACGTCCTCCCCGGCCTGACGCTCCGCCTCTTCGATGTCCAGGGGCACGCCCGCTTTCTCGATGACCTCCGTCATTTTCTGCGCCACCGCCGCGTCCTCGCAGATCAGCGACGCCGGACGGCACAGCTCGTGGCGCTCGGTGTGCCACAGGAAGTCCAGGAGGAGCAGGTCCTCCTTGCCGGGGAAGAGCCGGGTCCCCCGCCCCACCATCTGACTGTAGAGGCTTCTCACCTTCGTAGGCCGCAGGACCACCACGCAGTCCACCGCCGGGCAGTCCCAGCCCTCGGTGAGGAGCATGGAGTTGCAGAGCACGTCGTAGCGTCCCGCCTCGAAGTCCCGGAGAATTTCCGCCCGGTCCTGACTGTTCCCGTTGACCTCCGCCGCCCGGAAGCCGTTCTGCTCCAGGATGTCGCGGAACTTTTGGGAGGTCTTCACCAGGGGCAGGAACACCACGGTCCTCCGGTCCTTGCAGTACTGCCGCATTTCTGAGGCGATCTGGTATAAGTAGGGGTCCAGGGCGGTGTCAATGTCTGATGATTTGAAGTCTCCTCCCTGGACGCCCACGCCTGAGAGGTCCAGTTTCAGAGGGATGGTGACGGCCTTGATAGGGCACAGGTACCTGTCCCGGATGGCCCTGGGGAGCGTGTACTCGTAGGCCAAATGCTCGAAGTACTGCCCCAGGTTTCTCATATCCCCCCGGTCCGGGGTGGCTGTAACGCCCAGCACCTTCGCGTCTGGGAAGTGCTCCAGGACCCGTTGATAGCCGTCTGAGAGGACGTGGTGGGCCTCGTCCACGACGATACAGCCGAAGTGGTCCTCCTCAAACCGGGCGAGGCGGGAGGGCCTTTGCAGGCTCTGCACCGACCCCACCGCCACCCGGTACCAGCTCCCGAGACAGGTCTCCTCCGCTTTTTCTACGGCGCAGCGCAGGCCCGTGGCCTTCAGGAGCTTGTCGGCGGCCTGGTCCAGGAGCTCCCCACGGTGGGCGAGGATGAGGCACCGGTCCCCCTGCCGGACCATATCCTCAATGATCTTGGAGAAGACGATGGTCTTCCCGCACCCGGTGGGGAGCACCAGGAGGGTCCGCAGAAAATCCCCCTCCCAGTCCCCCTCCACGGCCCGCCGGGCCTCCTCCTGATAGGGTCTCAGCTCCATCAGAAGCTCCCCTTACTCCAGGGGGTGGGGCCGCCCTGGGGCACTTCGGTCCAGGTCTTCTGCTGGGGCGACGCCACCTGGGGGGCGTTCTCCGGGTCGTAGAACTCGGTGATCTCGTTGCTCTCCCGCTCTTTGCCGTCGTTTCCGGTCCACTTGCGCACGACCACATGGCACACGCCGCCGGACCCGGGCACGGCGCTCCAGTTCATGCGCATGGCCTCGCCGTGCTTGCGCTGACCGATGGAGACGAAGAACTGACAGAGCTTCCACTCGAATTTGCTGTGGAGGAAGAGGTTCGTCTGCACCTCGCCGGAGCCCTCCGGGCCGCTGACGGCCAGCGTGAGGACGGCCTTGGGGCAGGCGGGGATCTTCTCGCTGCCGGAGTGCCGGGCCCGCTCAAAGCGGGTGACGGTGAAGCGGTAGTCGCCCTCGGGGAGGACCTGGAAGGTGTCGTCCCGCTGAATCTCGTCGTCCCAGCCGAACTCCCGGGGGGTGGAATTGTAGTCGCTCATAGGGGTACCTCCTGTACTGTAATATACATAGATTGGAAATCGGGCAGAAGTTGTACTCAGAAAGGCAACCGGTCCGGGTTATTTTCGATGATCTCCACGATCTTGTCCCACCAGGGGAGCACCCAGCCCTCCACGAACCCCGCGCTCTCCATGGCGGACCAGGGGGTGTCCTTGGTGAAGTAGCCCTTCTGGGCGATCACGTCCCGGACCTCGTCCTCGGTGACATGGGCGCTCTCCAGCAGGGGCAGGAGTACGGCGGGGACGTCCGAATTGGGTCGGGTGACGGGCGGGGGTTCGGGCGCGGGGGCGGGCTCCGGTGCGGGGGCCGGTACAGGTTCCGGCGGGGGGGCCGGTACAGGGACCGGAGGGGGCGCGGGGGCCATATGTGCGGGCGCAGCCGGGAAGATGTAGGGCGCGAGGGCGTCAAAGTCCAGGGGGAGCTCCTCCGGCAGGCCCAGCCGGTTTTTCGCGTCCCAGCAGGGGTGGTGGGCGGTGTAGAGCACCCTGCGGCCCCCCTGGGCCTTGAACTTCTTCCCCTTCTCGTCGGTGGCGACGGCCATCGTCTTATAATTGGCGAAGAGGAGCAGGTCGGACCACTCCTTGACCAGGGGCGCGGTCTTCTTCTGGAGCTTCAGCTCCCAGCGGTCGTAGGCCCCCATCTCGTCGGGCTGTTCAAATTTGCGCATCATGGCATGGGCGGTGAGGACCACATGAATCCCCCGCTCCACCACCTCCTCCAGGAGGTTGAGGAGCCTGCCGAACTCCTCGGCGAGATAAACATACCCTCTGCCGTAGCCCAGGTCCTCAATGCCGCTGATCTGCTTGCTCGCGCAGATACTGCTGATGCAGAGCTGTTCCGCCCAGTCGGCGGTGTCGATGACCAGGGTCTCGCACAGACCGGCATGGTCACGGATGTAGCGCACCTGCTCCAGGAGCATGGTCCAGCTGGAGGGCTTCTCCATCCGGGAGACATCCATGTGCCGGGTAGAGCCCTCGGTGTCGATGAACACGGGGCGGGGGAACCGGGCGGCGAGGGTGCTCTTCCCGATGCCTTCCGGGCCGTAGATAACGGTTTTCAGGGCTCCCGCCTGTTTTCCGGTGATAATCTGCATTAGAATACTCCTTTCTGCCACCCGGTCTGGACCGGGGCCTCCGGCTCCTTGGCGAAGCCATCTTCAATGATGATGGAGCACTCCTCCCCGGTGGACACACGGGTGGCGATGCCCTGCAAGCCCTCGGCCTCCATCCAGGCGGAGAACTCCCGGAGGGTCTGCAAGTCCATCTGCTCCAGCTTGTCCAGGAGCACGAAGCCGCACTCCGGCTTCAGCGCCCGGACGATGGCGGTGGAGACCTTGAGCTGGTCGCTGCCGCTCATGCAGTCCCAGGGGCGCCCCTGGTAGGTGAGCTCCCCGTCCTCCACGGAGAGCCCCGGCAGGGGCAGGTCCGCGCCGGTGAGGAGGTCCAGCTTTCTCTGCCTCACCTCCTCCAGTGATTCGGTGAGGGCGGCGTACTGGTCGCTGTACTGCTTCGCCTCGGCCGCGGCGCGGGCCTTGTCCTGGTTGGTGCGGACCTTGGCGTTGACCGCCTCGACGTCCCGGAGGCTCTGCTCCAGCTCCACGGTGGATTCGTCCTGGAGGTCCAGGGCGTCCCGTTGGGCGGTCTCGCAGTCGGCACGGAGGGCGAGGTACTTCTCCTTCGCCTCCCGGAGGCGCATCTCCAGGTCCTCCACCTGCTCCTTGGCGATGGCGCATTGCTCGTCCAGCTTCTGGGCCCGGTCCCGCTTGCGCTGGTTCTCGCCGTTGCGGGCGAGGATATCCTGCTGACGGTGGATGAGCTCCAGGGCGGAGACGGGCTCCGAGGGGGCGTCGGGCCACGAGGAAAGCTCCTCGGCATACTTGGCTTTCTGCTCGTAGAGCTGACCCACGGCCCGCCGCCGGTCATAGAGCTCTTTTTCCTCCCGCTCCAGCGTGCGCACCTGGTCCTCCAGGCCGATGAGGCGCAGGAGGGTGTCGGCCTTTTCCTTGCTTGTGGACTGCATGAATTTGGGCATATTGAGGGCCAATTCCTCCACAAAGGAGTTGAGCAGGGTCTGCCCGGCCCTGCGGCCGCGGGTGTCGGTAACCTTCAGGTCGCTGTTTTTCCCCGAGCGCTCCACCACGACGCCGTTGCTCAGCTCCATGCGCATCCGGGGCGGGATCACCGAGCCCTCCCGGACCGCCTGGGAGGGCCGGTAGCGATCCCCGCCCAGGGCCCAGACGATGGCGTCCAGACTGCTTGTTTTGCCCTGGTTGTTGCGGCCCCCAATGACCGTGAGGCCGTTTTCCGCTGGCGTCAGCGTCAGCGCCTTGATCCGCTTGACGTTCTCCGCCTCAAATTGGGTGATTTTTACTGACGACATTGCATTTTCCTTTCCGGCCTGCTATAATGCAGGTGTCCTATTATTTTTTCCCTTTGGCCCGCCAGGTGTGTGTTTACTTGGCGGGCCTGCTTTTGCCACTCCCTTACCGCCTGATCCCGTCCTCACCGGCGGGGCCTCAGACAGACCGCACCGGGTGGGGTGGTTCAGGCACGGGTTGGCGCACGCCTTCCTCTGATCGCAGTCGGTGCAGCAGTAATGACCGCGCATTTTATCGCAGTTGAAATTTTTGCAGCGCCGCATTTTTGTTTTGTTCAACGGCTGTCACCTCACTTTCGCAAAATCTTTTCTTTGTCACGGCGACGGGGAACTCGGCGATCTCGCTTGTCCACAGGCAGGAACCCGGTCCGTTCAGCCTCCTGATGTCTCCAAAATGCTCCACCTGAATCACCTCCGTCTGCTGATAGCCTGGAATTTGGCGGGAGCGTCGAATCCGGCGTAGGCAGGGCGGTCAGTGTAGACCCGACTTTTGTAGATCTCCTTCACGGCTTTGCCACCCCCACCTCCGCCGTCCGGACCCCGTGCGCAACGGTCTCCTCGTGGGAGGCGAGGAAGATGTCGATATGCAGGCCCTCCACGCCGCTGCCGGTGTCTGCGGCGAGGTACTTCTGCCCGTCGATGATGACCGTACTTCCCAGCGGGATCACGTCCGGGTCCACCGCGACGATCCCGGGCCCCGCTGGAAGGCCGGAGGCAGTCAGCCCGTCCGCCCAGCGCCCGCAGCACTCTGCGCAGGGGCAGTAGGCGGTGATGGCGCACTCGCCGATGTACTGATAGGCTCCGATAGCCTCATAGGCCTCCGCCTGCTCCCGCCGGGCCTGGGCCTCGCGGGCGGTCTGGTTGGCGAGCCGCCCCAGCTCCTCCAGGGCGCTGTCCCGGACCGCCTCCACGTGCTGGAGCTCCGCCCGGAGCTGTCTGCTCTCCTCCTGGTGCCGCGCCTCCCGTGCCCAGCCTACGGCGTACAGGCCGATGTTTCCTGCGATGGACAGGGCCAGCACCCCCACCGCCGCCTGTTTCCACACATCCCTCTGGGAGCGGAGGGCGCGTGTGCGCACCAAATATTTTTCTGCTTCCATTCGTTCCTCCTTGCTTTCCGCCCCGAACCGTGCTAAAATCATAGTAAGAGGCTGGACCTGATAATCCCGGCTTCCTCCATCCCCCGGCAGGTGTTTGCCCACCCGCCGGGGAACTTTGTGCCTAGCGCCGGTCCGATACCGGCACGACCTCCACGCCATCGTACTTTTTTCGAAGCTCTTCCGCCTCTGCACGGGCGGCGCGGATAGTGCGGAACTTCCGCTCATGGAGGTTCCCCTCGCAGTCGCACCACTTGACGATGTACATCCTGACCACCTCCTCAGACAATCTCCGCATGGTCTCCCATCCACCGGATGTGCATATACTGTCCGGCTGGATTTGTGATCTTGACCTCGTTGGGCCCCAAGAGCTCTGCCGTCAGGATGTCCTCCCGCTCGATGCCCTGCTCCACCAGCCACATGCCGATTTTGAACTGGGCGATAGTCTCGCATTTGTAAAGCTTCACGGTCGTGTCCCTCCTCTCACGCACTCGCAGACTTCCCCGCCGTCTCCGGCGGGACGATGGTCAGAATCGGGTCTCCGGGCCCGCGCTTCACGGGGGTGATCTTGGCCGTAAGGCCCTCCTTTTTCAGCGCCGCCTCCACCAGGAAGCGCCCCATCTGCTCGACCCGGGCCGCGCTAGGCGGGACAACGATCTTGAACGTGACCGGCTTTTCCCTACGTCCCATCTCTCTACGCTCCTTCCACAGGCTTGGTGTTAGCCAGCAGCCACGCGATCTCCGCTGCGTTCTGGGACGCATCCAGCCGCTCCTGGGCCAGGTCCCGGGCCGCCTCGCCGTCCAGGCAGGCCAGAGCGGCGGCCTGGTGCTCATAAAGCTGGACCACATCCCCCAGCAGTCCGTCCAGAAACTCGAACTGCTCCGGGCTGAGCGTGATGTGAAAATTCATAATTTCCTCCTTGCTTTCCGCCCCGGCCTCCGGTATAATGGAGGGTAGAGGCTGATTTTTCGTTTGGTTTGGTCTCGCTTGCCCCTGTCGGATGTTGCAACCATCCGGCAGGGCGCTTTTTATCTCTCCAGAGCGGGATAGTCG